GCGATTTTCTGTTGTCCCACAATCTAAATAAAAAGACGGGATTCAAAACATAGCAATAATCATACAAAAGTCCTACGAAATATCGAAGCGTAGAGCACACTTCCTTTATTAGCGTCTGCAATGCGCCCTTCACGATGTTTGCACCAATCCGCGTTTCCAACTCCTGGATCTTGTCCAAAGCTTTATTCCTCATTTCCGTATATTTCTCCTTGATGGCATGACCAGCAGCAACAAAAGGATGTGCGGCACTGGATAGTGCTGATCCTTGTGGTGTAGTTTCAACTAGGTCTTTCCACAATAAGTCTGTAAGCGGAACGAATTTGCTTTCCCTTTCAGGTACTGGTTTAGATAGCACACTCTGATGGGTCTTAGCATTCTTGGGCTTTGATTTGGGAATTGGGGTCGCTATCGGCTTGGTTTTGGGTAGCCGTGTGACTGATGCTGCGAATGACGTCGCAGCTGGTGTCGAGATGTCCTCGAGAAACCTAACGCGTGACTCTTTTTGCTCCTTCGATGGTTTGGGAAGGAGAATTGAATCAAATGAGGGTTGGACGATGGTATTGCCCAACGTCATTCTCACTTGAGTCCTCTGGGTATTGTGCTTGTCATAGCACATACGCAGACTTCGATCTTCGAACTCATAGATATACTGAGCTCTCATGCATCGGCGACACGAATAAAACGAACAATGACATTCGCGATTCGTGTATTTGGTGGTCATAGAGGTACCACATGAGCCGCATTGAACAGCTTCTGCGCTGTTGTTAACATCACACTTATCGTGATCACAGTTAATAACATAGCATTGGCCGTTCTTTTGGATTCTGTTGTTGGCTAATCCGTGCGGGCATTTATGGTACTTCGCGTAATGATGTACGCGTTGATTGAGATTCAAGTCCAATAATGGAGCTGTAAGAGGCGCTCTCCGTCCTTGCAAGCGTTCGTTGTAATACTTGCGGGCGGCTATAGCTGATAATTTCTTCTCTTTAGCTCTGTGTGCTCGGGCCGCGCGTAATGACATACACGCAGCATCTCGTACGTTGGCTTCCTTTACCAACTCGGCGGTGATCTTATTCTTCGCCTCCTCCACTTTGCCAAACTTCTGTTGACGATTTTGTGTCAACACCTTGGACGCTGAATAATCTTCAGCAGTCCATTTGACTGGGGCGCGTTTGGCCAGGCGCCAGTCCTTCTCACCAACTCTCGAGGATGAATCCTCCGTTTTGCAGCTTAAAGTCTCTGCTTGACAATTTCTCATGGACATGAGTTAAGAGTGGACGAAACTTGCTGGCATTTGTGACATTCAAATAATGAATATAGTGTCATTGCGCACAATCTTCCGACCGCCTCACTTGGCATAATTATATTCAGAAATAAATCTAAGTACAACTATGCAGTGGCCGAGATACACAAACAAGTTCAAATGAACGTCATGTAACTCAATGAATTCTATAGAATCGATGCTTTGATATCATTATAGTTAGGCATCGTCCTCGGTGACGAACCGATTCCTCCTGTAAACAAAGTAGAGCATTACTTTGCTTCAAAAGTATAATTTTATATTTACGTCAGAATATAAAATGTGGTTACAAGCCACAGCGTCTTACCGCTCATGTGATTGATTATGGTGACTAGCCATAGGTGCATCTAAATGTGCACCATGTCGTTCTAACTAACAGTTAGTGTTGTTTACATTGGTTGAGTAAAAGTGAAAGTCGCGGAGACACTTCAAATTCACTAATGTTAATAAAATATACGTGGGG